GATATTAGAAAAATAATCAATGTTTCCCAACAATCAATAGATGATAATAATACACTAAACCCAGGAGCATTAATTGCTAATGTAGAAGATGTATTAAATACGATTATACTGCTGTTAAAAGCACGACCTAAGAATGTTTGGGCAGACATACGACAAGCAGTAGTCGATGAAGATATCAATGATTTTATACCGTTATTTACAGGATTATATGATCGAGCAGCAGAATATACTTCATCTTCTCCTGATGTAGCAATACATTCGGCTCAATACATGTGGCAAAACAATTCAATAGCTGATAAAGAATTGAACTTTATGGCTTTTATATCTCAAATATTAAAAATTAAATAAAATGGACCAAAAAGAATTAAACATGAATGTGTCTTTAAAAGATACAACCGCTATTGATTGCGAAGAATGTGGACATAGTGTATTTCAAGAAGGAGTATTACTTCGCAAAATATCTAGATTCGTAACAGGGACAGCCCAAGATGCTCTTATGCCTATACCAGTATTTTCATGTGCTAAATGTGGACATGTAAATGCCGAATTTATGCCTAAAGATAAATAAAAATGACAATATTTGATTGGATGAAACAGGTAACCTATATAAGGGATCCTTGGCATACCTTCAGTGATGAAGACAAAGAAAGTTTTAATGTCTACATGCTGCATAAAGTTATATCAATGCATGAACCCTATATTGAATTAGCTAACTATTTACAAAAGTTATGGTTATTAACTCCTGAACAAATCTACAATATATATTGTGGTTATTTACCTGAAAATAAAATATTTGCTAAATACATTAAATCAAGTAAAACTAAAGCAAATTATGAATTAGTTACTATATTAGCTAATCATTACCAATTATCAACCAGGGAGATAAAATCTTATCTACACATATTAAGTGAAGATGAAATAAAAAATGTTTTAACTAGTAGAGGAATAAATGATGATGAAATACAAAAACTATTAAATGAAAAAAGTACGAGGAGATGATTTGGAAAACTGATAAAATTGTATCTTATTCCCAATTTTCAACTTGGTAACAAGGCCCACACAAATGGAAACTTCAAAACGTAGATAAACTTAAAAATCCACCTAGTATTCATTTAATATTTGGAACAGCAATACATACTGCTATACAACATTATTTAAAAGTAATGTATGAGCAAAGTGGAGCGGCTGCGGATAAAGAAGATATAGTTCAATTATTTGAAAATAGTCTTAAAGAAGAATATAAAAAAGGTTTTGAACAAAACAAACAGAATCATTTTTCAAACGCTGAAGAAATGACTGAGTTTTTTGAAGATGGAAAAACTATATTAGAATACTTTAAAAGAAAAAAAAGTGGATATTTTTCAACTCGTAAAACACATCTTATAGGAATAGAATTTCCTTTATCTTATGCACCTCATGAAAATTATCCTAATGTTAAATTTAAAGGATTCATTGATCTTATCTTCTATAATGAAAACACAGAAAAACTATATATTTACGATATAAAAACTTCAACTCGTGGGTGGAAAGATCAAGATAAAAAAGATGAAACTAAAACATCTCAAATCCTACTTTATAAATCATACTTTAGTAAAATATTTAATTGGGATGTAGATAAAATAGATGTTGAATTTTTCATTGTAAAAAGAAAAATATGGGAAGACAGTGACTATCCTATTCCTAGAATCCAAGAATTCATTCCCCCATCAGGAACAAGAAAACGTTTGAATGCTACAGAAGCTTTTCGTACATTCATTGAAGATTGTTTCAATACAGAAGGCAAACCACAAGAAAAAGAATTTACAAAAATTGTAAGTCCATTATGTGGGTGGTGTCAATTCAATGATAAACCTTCTCTATGTAATAAAATTAATTCTTTGTAAATCCACATATATTTATATCCAAATATATAATATTATGGCAAGTAAAAACGAAAAGTTAATCTTAACAAGTGTAAAAGTACACGAAGAGCTATTTGATGAATTCAAAGTAGCTAGTATTAAAAACAAATTTAATTTACAAAAATTAACAAATCGCGCAATGCATCTTTATTTAAACAATGATGAATTTCGCAAACAATTACACAATCACACTGAATTAGTGTTAAGTGGTAGTCTTTAATATCTTTAAAATCTGTTATGAAAGAAAATTACATCCCGCAGGGACAACGAAAAAAAATCCTGCTATTATCTGATGACATTCGCACAACATCAGGAATAGCAACTATGGCTAGAGAAATTGTATTGGGGACCTGTCACCATTACAATTGGGTAAATTTAGGAGCAACTATCCAAAATCCTGATGAAGGTAAAAAATTAGATTTAAGTGAAGACTCTAACAACTTTGCTCAAATTACAGATGCAAATGTTATCCTATATCCCTCTTCTGGGTACGGGACTATTGAAAAAATCAGAGATCTTCTACAAACAGAAAAACCAGACGCAATTATGCTATTTACCGATCCTCGTTATTGGGAATGGTTGTGGATGCATGAAAGAGAAATACGTTCTCAAGTTCCTATTTTATATCTTAATATTTGGGATTCTTTACCTTATCCATTATATAATAAAGGATATTATGAATCCTGTGACTTATTAATGGCTATTTCAAAACAGACTGAAAATATTAATAGATCTGTATTAGGTGAAGCCGCTAACGATAAAGTAATAGGGTATGTTCCTCATGGAATTAATGAAAATGTATTTTTCCCTATTAATGAAGGAGATGAAAGGTGGAAAGAACTTCAAGAATTTAAAAAGAGTCTATTTGGAGATAAAGAGTATGAATTTATACTAATGTTTAATTCAAGAAATATTAGACGTAAGTCATTTCCTGATACATTATTAGCCTGGAAATTATTCGTTGATGGTCTTCCCGAGGATAAAAAAGATAAAGTAGCATTTATTGCCCACACACAACCAATAGATGAAAATGGAACAGACCTACCAGCAGTAATTGAAATGATTTGGGGTAAAACACCACCAAATGTGTTTATTACTGGATTAAACAGGTTTGTTCCTGAGCAGATGAATTTATTATTTAATTGTGCTGATGCTGGTATATTAATTTCATCAAATGAAGGTTGGGGATTGTCTTTAACTGAAGCTATGATGTGTGGTAAACCTATTATTGCAAATGTAACTGGAGGTATGCAAGATCAAATGCGTTTTGAAGATGAAAACGGTGATTGGGTTAAGTTTACTGAAGAATTTGGTTCAAATCATTTTGGAAAATATAAAACCTGTGGAGAATGGGCATTCCCCGTATTCCCTAACAACATGAGCCTAATTGGCTCAGTACCAACACCCTATATATTTGATGATAGAGCAGATTTTAGAGATGCTGCCGCTCAAATTAAAGCAATTTATGATTTAGCCCCAGAAGAGCGTAAACGCTTAGGAAGATCAGCACGTGAATGGACATTATCTGATGAAGCTATGATGACTTCAACCAATATGAGTAAAAATGTTATTAAATATATTGATCAAACATTTGATACTTGGATACCAAGAAAATCTTATGATTTTATTAAAATAAAAGAACTATCAGCAAAACAAAATAAAACTGTAATTTCGTTATGAGTAAACCAATTTGTATAGTAAGCTGTCCTATCGACACATTTAGTGGATACGGAGCTAGATCACGTGATTTTGTAAGATCACTTATTGCCTCTAAAGGTGAAGAATGGGATATTAAAATTTTATCTCAACGATGGGGGCAAACGCCATTCGGAGCATTAAATGAAAATATTCCTGAAGAAAAAGATTTAAAAGACAGAATAGCAGGAGCATTAACTATGAATCTTCCCTCACAACCAGATGTGTGGATTCAAATTACAGTGCCAAATGAGTTCCAACCAGTAGGAAAATTTAACATTGGAGTAACAGCAGGTATTGAAACTACAATTTGTGACCCTTCTTGGATTGAAGGGTGCAATAGAATGAATTTAACCCTAACATCATCAGATCACTCTAAAAAAGTATTCCAAGCCAGTCGATTTGAACAAAGAAACCAAGCAGGACAACCAATTGGAGCTATTGAATTAAAAACACCAGTAGAAATACTATTTGAGGGAGCAGATTTAAACAAATATTTCAAAACTACAGAAAAATCAGATTATGATGTGTGTAAAGATTTAGATACAATTCCTGAAGATTTCTGTTACTTATTTGTTGGTCACTGGCTTCAAGGTGATTTTGGAGAAGATAGAAAAAATGTTGGTTATACTATTAAAGCGTTTTTAGAAGTATTTAAAAACAAGAAAAATAAACCTGCTTTAATATTAAAAGTATCTCAAGGTGCTACCTCTATCCTAGATAGAGATAAAATTTTAAAAAGAATAGATGATGTTAGAAAAACAATATCTAGTAAAAATTTGCCCAATATTTACGTAATACACGGCGATTTAAGCGACAGTGAGATAAATGCCATATATAATCATCAAAAAGTAAAAGCAATGGTTAACCTTACAAAAGGTGAAGGATTTGGGCGACCTTTATTAGAATTTAGTGTTGTTGGAAAACCTATTATTGCTTCTGGTTGGAGTGGTCATATAGATTTCTTACCTTCAGAATTCGCAGGTTTAGTTGGAGGTACTTTAAACAATGTGCATCATAGTGCTCATGTTCCTAATGTTATACTAAAAGATAGTCAATGGTTTAAACCTAATGATAATCAAGTAGGACATGCTTTTAATGATGTATTTGAAAAATATAAAGAATATCAAGAAAAAGCAAAACGTCTTGCTTTTAGAAATAAACAAAATTTCTCATTAGATAAAATGACTGAGGTATTAAATGAAATATTAGTTAAATCTGTGCCTGAATTTCCTAAACATATTGGACTTAAATTACCAAAACTGACAAAAATAAAATAAAATGGAAGATAACTTAATAAAATGTGCTCATTGCGACGCTGAAATGTGTTATGAATATCATAACCCTCAATACACACAATGGATGTGTTTTAATTGTGGTTATGGAAGTACATCACACATGGTAAAAGATAGTGATTTTGTAAAATCATCTAAAGAAGTATTACCTGAACTAATTAAAGATCTAGAGTTTACAGATGAAAATAATTTAGTCTGGTACCCCAGTACAATTAATATTTCTGAAAAAGGGATATTATTTCCTAATGGAACAAATAAAAATACCTGGGGATGGTCAGTAGCCCCATTAACACCTATTAAGGAAGAAGAAAAAAGTAAATTCCCTAAAAATCAAACTTATAAAGTTGATCTAGCTAATATGGAAAATTTTCCTAAAGAACTTTTTGCCTCAGCAATTACAAAATTAAATTCTTTGTAATTTTATGAAAATAAGTTATGCAATAACAGTTTGTAATGAATTGGAGGAAGTGAAAAGACTAGTCAACTTCCTCCTTTCCAACAAACGAAAAGAAGATGAGATAGTTATCTTATACGACACCAATGGTAGTATAGAAGTTTACGATTACGTAGATGAGATAAAGGATGTATTTGTAATAAAAGATAAATTTGAAGGACACTTTGCTGATTGGAAAAACAAACTAACATCGTATTGTAAAGGAGATTATATCTTTCAGATAGATGCAGATGAAATTCCTTGTACACCTCTTATAGAGTCTTTACCATACATTTTAGAAGTTAATCAGGAACTAGATGTAATGCTAGTACCTAGAGTTAATACTGTAGAGGGACTCACACAGGAACATACTCAGAAATGGGGATGGAATGTAAATTCAGAAGGATGGATCAATTGGCCTGACTTTCAATGGAGAATTTATAGAAACACTCCTGATATAAAGTGGGTAAATAAAGTGCATGAAAGACTAGAAGGATTTAAAGCCTATACAACTTTACCAATGGAAGAGGATTATTCTTTATATCATCCAAAAACAATCGAAAGACAAGAGAAACAGAATAATTACTACGACACCTTATAAGAACCAGTTATGGATAATATTTTAAATTTAGTACAAGAGTACATTACAAACAAAGACAGTGAGAAGAAATGGGTAGCAGGAGAGGACTTAGTCCAATATGCTGGACCTTACTTTGATGGTCAAGAAGCACAAGCAGTTGTTAGAACTATGCTTGAAGGATGGTTAGTTCTAGGAAAAGAAGGAGCAATGTTCGAAAGACGTTTTCCAAAAAAATTAGGACAAAAGACTGGAGTTATTGTTAATAGTGGTTCGAGTGCTAATTTACTAATGATGTTAGCTTTAACATCTAAAAGAGGAATGAACTTACCAAAAGGAACAAAAGTAATTACTCCAATAGCTGGATTCCCAGCTACACTTAGTCCTGCTATTCAAGTAGGCTTTACACCAATCTTTGTTGACATTGAATTAGAATCTTTGAACTTAGATTTGGACCAAGTAGAGCAAGCATGTATCGATCATCCTGATGCAAAGATAATTACATTTGCTCACGTATTAGGTAATCCACCTAACATGGATCGATTAATGGAAATTGTAAACAAATACAATTTAATTCTATTAGAGGATTGTTGTGATGCTTTAGGAACAACCTATAATGGAAAACCTCTAGGATCATTTGGTAAAATGTCTTCATGCTCATTCTATCCAGCACATCACATTACAATGGGTGAAGGAGGATTTGTAGCTTGTCAAGATGCACATACAGAGAAGATCTTAAGAAGCTTCAGAGACTGGGGTAGAGGATGTTTTTGTCAAGGTAAAGCAAATGCTTTAGAATGTGGTTCATGCGGTATAAGATTTAGTAATTGGTTACCAAGTCTTCCTAATGAGATATTTGATCACAAATATACTTACGAAGAGATTGGATATAACTTAAAGCCAACTGAACTACAAGCAGCAATGGGGAATGTTCAGTTAGGTAAATTAGAAGAGATTGGAGTACTTAGAAGAAGAAACCATGCAGCAATTGTTGACATTTTCAAAAAGTATGAAGATAAATTCATTCTACCAAAGGCTACAGATAAATCAGATCCAGATTGGTTTGCAGTTGCATTAACAGTTAGAGATGGAATGAACTTTACAAGAGCTGAATTCTGTCAGTTTTTGGAAAAGCACAAGATTCAAACAAGACCTTACTTCGCAGGTAATATAATGCTTCAGCCAGGATACTCTCATTTGATTGATTCAAAAGAAGTAATAGAGAAATTCCCAGTATCAAGAAAAGTAACAACAGATACTTTCTTCTTAGGATGTTCTCCAATCATTACATTAGAACAAATTGAATACATTGGAACAATCGTAGATAAATTTTTTAACAAATAATATGAAGAAAAAAAATCTAATACTAACATACTCTGCTAATCAAACAGAACTTACTTCATTAACATATCCTTTTTTAGAAAGATACTGTGAAAACCATAATCTTGATCTCTTAATAATGAGAGAACAAAATCAAAAAATTGTAAATAAATGTGAAATAGATGGAGCAAATTGGTTTGTAGGGTGTGATAGATGGTATGCTTATGATTTATTTCAATTATATGATAGAATTCTTTGGATAGGCTCAGATGTATTAGTCCAGCCTTATGCTCCTAATATATTTGATGTTGTTCCTGAAGGACAAATTGGAATTTTTATAGACCAACAGAAAAATGAAGGCCACCATGCTGGTGATTTAATGGGTGATTGTTTTAATGCATTTGGTATAAGACCCGATGGGTACTATAATATTGATGTAATGCTAGTTGATCATACTGAAAAAGAGATATTCAACTATAATAATACAGATATGAAACTCATTAATAAAGGGAAATGGAATGAGCAGGATTATTTTAACTATTATACAAAAATTAATAACGTTCCTTTATTTGATTTAGGATATCGTTGGAATTGTATGGTTTCTAAGTATCTTTATACAGGAAGACCAATCCCCGAAGACTGGTATTTTATGCATGTAACAGGCATCCCACCAGAAGCTAGAATACAGCTTATTCAAGATTATTTAACTAGAAACGGAATGATTTAATGAAAGTAGTTTACGTAACAGGTTGTTTAGGATTTATAGGTTCCTATGTAACAAGAGCATGTCTTGATAAAGGATGGTATGTTAAAGGTGTTGATAAAATAACTTATGCTGCTAACGAAAGTTTATTAGAAATGTTTAACAAAGATAATAATTTTTCATTTGTTAACTGCGATATAAACGACTTAAAATTCCTTTATGATTGTGATTATATAATTAATACTGCTGCCGAAACTCACGTAGGTAATTCAATTGCTAATTCAGATGAATTTGTTTCTTCAAATGTAAATGGAGTTCATAATTTATTAGAGTTAATCAAAAACCACAGAGGAGAACATTCAACTAAACCTACATTACTTCACTTTAGTACAGATGAAGTATATGGAGATATTGAAGAGGGAGAACATATTGAAACAGACTTACTTAAACCATCAAACCCCTACTCAGCTACTAAAGCCGCAGCTGATATGTTGATAACAGCATGGGGTAGGACATATGATCTTCCTTACATAATAGTTCGACCTACTAACAATTATGGAATAGGTCAATATGTAGAAAAATTAATACCTAAAGCTTGTAAGTACTTAAAATTAGGTAAAAAAATACCTTTACATAACAATGGTACTCCAATTAGAAATTGGTTACATGCCCAAGATACAGCTAACGCTGTTATAACAATTATTGAATCAGGAGTGCAAAATGATATATTTAATATCTGTGGAGGATTTGAACAAAGTAATTTGGATACCGTTAAAAAAATTCTTACATTATATAATAATAATCAAGTTTATATGTTAGAAGATTTTATCGACTTTTCATGTGACAGACAAGGACAAGATGTTCGATATGCTTTAAATGATGATAAGCTAAGAGCCTTGGGATGGAAACCTCAAGCATCTTTTGATATAGAATTGAAGCGTATAGTAAAGTATAATAAAGAAAAATTTATTTGGTAATGAATACAAGAGAACTAAAATGTGTAAAAATCCTAACAGACCTTATTGAGAATGAGGGACTGGTAGGTATTAAAACTAGTTTTGAGGATGAAGGTGCTACCTTCAACGAAACAGTTAGGCTTAAACAAGTGTGTAATGAAGCTAAGGCAAAGATTACACTAAAGATTGGAGGTCCGGAAGCAATTAGAGATCTAAAAGATTCTACTATTATTGGAGTGAAAGGAATTGTAGCTCCAATGGTTGAGTCTGAGTTTGGGCTGGTAAAGTTTTTACAAGCTACAAAAGCACATATCCCAGAAGATACTTTAAACTCTCTACAGTTGAATGTAAACCTAGAGACAATTACAGCTATGAACAATTATGATAAGATACTATCGATACCAGAAGTTCAAGACCTATATGGAGTGACTGTAGGAAGGGTTGATCTAGTATCTTCAATGGGTAAAGATAGATCGTATGTAAACAGTGACGAGGTTTATAAACTTGCAAAGCAAGTATTTGCAAAAGCAAAAGCTAAAGGGTTGAAAGCTTGTTTAGGTGGAGCCGTTTCTATTGAGTCATTAGACTTCCTCAAAAAACTACACTC